ACAATGTATCTGTATTGAGATAAATTGATTTTATCTAACGTGTTGTGTAGTTTTGCATATTCAATAGATTGGTAAGTCATTATGGTTATAACATCATCTTTTTTACTTTCAGTAATCTCATAAGAAAATTGATCTACACAGTTTGAACGGTGGATTAGCATTAAGATTTTATCATTATTATTTTTTGCGACATTATATAAGGTGTTTTTACAAAAGTAACTTTTACCTGATCCCATTGGCGCAGATACTAAAACATTATCTCCAGGTTTCCATGATTTTATAACAGACTCTGTAATTATATTTGATATTCTTGCTTTCATTATGATTTCCTCCTAGTGTGTTAAATATTTATTTCTATAATCCCTAATTGCCTGGATTAGTTCTGGAGTTTTATTAAAGAAAAATACATTTCTTCCTGATTTGTCATTTCCTGGTTCTGATCTTATAAGAACAAAGCCTCTTAGCATAAGATAACCAGCGAGTTTCTGAGTGTAAATTGTAATTGCTTCTTTTTTATTTTCTGTATACATTTGTTATTTTGTCCTTTCTTAATTTTAATCGTTTGAATATATTAAAATGTTGGATTGTGATTTTTATACATAAGAAAACCTCCTTTCAAATATTTCTTCTAAATTACTTCTTTTTGAATTTTGAAAAAATATTATTGTATTCTTCTTCGGTTAATGGTCTTTTTAAACCATATTCATATTTAGGTTCAGATAGTTTTTGTTGTCCATTTGGATTATCTGGATCAACTGGTTCACAATAGAAATATTCTTCCTTACGTTTATATGCCTGTTCTGCTAACTCTGTCATATTTGGTTTTAAGTAAGGTTGTGGTCCACCGTAAGGACATGTTGAGATATGCTTATTAGCAACTTGTTTCTTAAATAGTGATTGTAAATCTGATAAAGACTTTATTTGTTCCATGATCCTGTTAACCTCATAATATATTCTTTGTATAATGTTGGCGATGCTTCCTTTAGTAATTCTTCTAATTCTTTAATAGGTTTGTTCCAAATACATACGGTGAATGGTGCTTGGTAACCGTCATAGTATTCTGCATAAAATTTAACTTTTGAATCTGGTATTACTTCGATTCTATCATAGTTTTCCCTTGCTACTCCAAATGCTGATTCACCATAACCAGATTTTGAAATTGCCTCTTCAAATTTATCAAGTTCATTATCTAATGATGAATTCCCTTTGTACCAAAGTTCAGATAATAGTTTAACTAAAACTTCAAAATTATGTTTTTCATTCATTTTTTACATTCCTTTCTTGAGATGTGATTAGTGGATTCAATATAGACTTCTAAATGGAATTTTATTTTATTCTTAGGAATTAAATTTAATGCGAAATGAGAAGTATATTAGTTTAATGTAATTTTGAGTTAACTTTGAGTTAGATTCGAGTTAGATTTGAGTTAACTTCGAGCTAGATTTGAAAAAAATATAGCTATATATTAGACCTGGATGGTGATCTGGGTAGTGAGTGCAGCTGAGACTAAAACATACCCCCCATCATGGGACTTTAGATGAGTTTTTTAGGGTAAATTTTGACGAGATAGTGGTTAGTGGTAAATTGGCAGGGTAGAGGTGTTTGGACGATTTTTATGGTAGAATTTTGATATAAGGTAGGTATTGATTATAAGATGTGTGTGAAATAATTGGATTAGAGCGAGTGTAGAGTTAAAAAATAAAGCAGCACGTCCGGATTGGATGGCTGCTTTTAAATTTTTTTAGTTTAAATTGTGTGAATTAAGTTGTGTTTTTTGATACCGAGAGATAACAGTATTTATATAGGAAAGAATGCGATTGGTGTGATGAGTAAAATGGGTTTTGAGTAGGGATTTATTGGGATTTTATCGAATGAATATTTTGAGAGTGGTGAAAAATTGCTGATTATGCCAGTAAAACATTGAGATTTTTGTGTGGTGAGTGGGGAGCGATGGTTGTGGAGGAACTTGGATGCTTGAACGTTATCGATTGATTGGGCGAATTTATTTGAGTTGAGAGAGATTGGTGCGTGATTTTGGTGTGATTTTTGATGCTATTTTTGAGATGGCGAGATGAGGAATGATAAGAAAAGATTGGGATTTTACGATACGGTGGTCGATACGATGGGAGATGAATGGAGAGTGTGAGTTAGTAGGGATTTATTGTGAAGAGGGATTTTCCAGTCAGTGTGGAGATTAACCTGCTTATGCTGCAGAGCCGACCCAGGATCTTTACCAGGATTAAAAGTACCCCCATCCCTTATTTTTCATGGCGTCTAATAGATATTAGTGGACATGCTTTTATACTTTTATGATAGAAAATATGTCAATTACTATACAAGACATACTGGCGTTGTCTGGCAAGGGCTTTAAACTGGTATATAGTAGGAATTTTTCAAAAAAATAGGGTAAAAAGTCGTAGAAATCCAGTATTTACAAGGGGTTAAGGGCTATGGATAAAATGAATTTTTTCACCAGACGGTGTGAAAAAGTGTTGCATTTGCAACATTATCGTATTTATATGTTTTATCTATAATAAACGATTTATCTATAGCTTTCACCTATAGCACGCCTTGCCATAACTATAATCTATACCAAACTATCCAGCTATAACTTTCACTTATACCAGACTCACACCCTTTTATGCACTTTGCACAATGACTTTTCATAGCACAAAATTTCAGCCCTCAAAAAGACACTTTCACCATACAATTCACGCCACACCACAGCCAACAATCCCACTAAATCCAATACTTTTGTGCAATATGCCTATACCGCAGCAAAACTCACTGCTCACAGAATGTCTTTCTCACACAGACGTTTTCAAACAATTATACAATTACACACACAATAGCTATAATACACTAAATTGTATTTACATTTCTCCTAAATCCCTAGCTATTTTCTCATTTATAGCTTGTATTATAAAATCATTTACACTTTTATAACCATACTTGTTACAATGTACTTTCAATTCTTCCTTTTTTCCCTTGTTTACCGACAATGCTATTCTATCATAGTTATTTTTAGCATAATCATTTTTATATTGTGTTCTTGTCTGTTTATTCTCTTTATTATCTGGCATTTATATATCAACCTACTTTCATTTTTTGCATTATATAGAAGTAATTTCACTAGAATTATACCATACGACAGCCCATAACGCTAGTAAAATCAATACTTTCCATGGTTTTTACTTCTGTATTTTTGAAATATTCTTTCTATATAATGCAAAATAAAAAAGTGTGCAATTGTGCGACTTGTGCAAGATATATAAAATGTCTTGTGTAAGATTGTGCAATATTCCGACTTGTATCTTGTGTAAGACAATGTTATACTTGCGCTAAGCAATTGAGAGAACGACTTAAAAGCCCATGTGGGGCGGTCAGAATCGAGATTGTGAATAAAAATATAATAGGCATTGAAAAGCAATAATCTTTCTTTTCTTCTTCCATTCTGGATACAAGCTTTTCAATATTTCTTTTCCAGTCTGGAAAATGCCATAGGTAGCAATAGGCAGTGTCAATGAGTCCTAATGCCTTGTAAGTTGGTAGTGTCAATAAATCCAACTTTTACCAACGCTATTAAAGGTAGCAAGTCCTTGTGTGGGAATGGACTATAAACAAGACCTTCACAGTATGTACGACTAAATGTTACACGGTTCCCATGTATGAAACGTTAAGCAATACAGAAGCTTTACACGTTACATATTTTTAAGTTCAACGTGAGGTTACATACCAAACCAAAAAGTAGCAAACTTGTAATAGTTGTAAACCCTTGTGAATAGTGAAGGATGAGATTAAAGGTATTGAGCCTGGACGGTATTCTGGGGATAGCAAGAAAGTACAACGAATGGCACGACTTATAAAAAGTCGGGACCCACACAAGCCCACTTGTGAGTTACAAAAAAGCTACGGTATGAAAAACCATTCAGTGTAGGGACTGAATACAATTCGAACGCAATACCGAATAGTGACCGGATTTCATTCGGGGCTTGTGATTTCATCACAAGGCTATTCATACATAGACTTCTGGCATATGTTCTCGTGGCAATAGTCAGACAGTCGCTTGCAATACGTCAGTTTCCAGGACGTTGGGAAAAGTACAGTAACAATCCATTTTGACTGTTTTATTTCTTTCCAGTGGGTGCAATCCCCACATTGCAATTTTACCAAAAAATTATATTTTGCGCTCACTGCCTAGTGTGAGAGAAAGAGGTCAATCATGGCAAAAAAATTAATCAGTATTTCAATCCTTTGCAACAACGAAAAAATCGAAAAACACGCTACAATTGCAAATTATGTCACAATGTTAGTTCGGTCTATGGAGTGCCAGAGCTTAAAGTCTGGTATGAAAACTGCACTTGAAAGTATTACGACAGCTCATCCGGAATATTCTGACAAAATGCCAGTATCTAGCAATACTGATGACCTGGCTATCATTCAACAGGTTTTAGGTGTTTCCGCTGATACTTTCACAGAATCACTCAAACTGTATGAGAAAGCTCAGTCTGAAATTCTGGCTACCGGTGTGACTAAAGAAGACTTTGCCAGCCTCAAAAAAGCTGACCGTATGTTTCTCACGCTCATTGCGCATATGAATTGCCGTGCTGTCAATTTCTCTTATGAGGAAATCAGCAAAGAAGAGCTTGCAAAGTTCAAGGATAATATTGTAAGTTTCCGCAAGGACTGTAAAATCAGTGACCTCAAGTCACGCCTCCAGGCTATGTTTAATTCTTTAGTATCAGAAGAGGGTGAAATGTTTTATGGTCTTAAAGTGCGCAAGTCTAACCTTGCCACTGATACAATTGTCCAGGCTGTAGGTCTGACCTCTGGCAAGGCTCGCTTTAACAAGGACAAGGACGATTATTCATTCAGTAATCGTTTTAGCAAGCTGAACCTTCTTCAGATTCTTTCCGACTACTTTGGTGTAGTTTGCTATGGCAAGTCCAATGAGGTGGAAGTTATTAAGCCTCAGTCTCAGACAACATCAGAAGAAAACAAGGGTGAAAAGGTGGCATAATGCCACCGATTCCACCACTAGGCACACTGTCTATAGGACTATGCCTCAACGTCAAGTGTGCCATTTGTAACTTGTCAACAAAATATCCCATGAAAAAGTCTGTCTAATCCGCAGCATTTCCATAGGGATAGTCTACCCAAAAATAAGGAGGTTTTGTAACATGTCGAACCGTCAATATGTCCACCTGGCAGAACGCCAGACAAAAATGGAGGGATTCTGTATTCCTGTAGGCGCTATCTTTGGGCGCAGAAAAATCAATAATAAATCTCTGTTTTGGGTATCACTTTGCCCTTCAGAAATATCACTGAAAAACGAGTCACGCAAGTTTTCCCTCTGGGTGAACTCTGGCAACGACTGGCGAAAAATTTCTGCATCCTTCCGTGGGATGTATGAACCGATCCGCTCTGACATGGTGAAAATCTGCCAAAAAATAAACGGTTTTCCGGTCGTTGAAAAATGGCAGAGACCAGTTCGTCCGGTCATTACTCAAGCCGACCGTGACGCTCACAAGTTGGCCATGGAGTTTTCATGGCGCAAAGTCCCTGAACCGCAGCAGGGATATTCTCGCAAAAATTCAGACGGTACAGTGCGCGACTGGGACGCACAATACATGGTAGACGGTCGTGGATACGATATTTCATGGGAAGAAAAAGTTTACCCACTGGAAAACTATAATGGTTTACCAGTGTATTACCGTGAAAATAGCAAGCCTTCCATGATAAAAAAATGCTCCAATACTGGTTATGATGGAGCATTCGATGGAATTGGTAGTACTCGCCGTGACGGTATGAAAGTTAAACAGATAAAATGCCGTCCTGGAAAACCATTTATTGTTGAATAGGAGAGAATCTGTAATGGAAGTAATGGAAATGGATTTATCAACTTTCTGTGCTACTACACACAGAATTAAAATTCAGTTTTCAGAAGGGAAACTGTCAAGAGAATCGGCAATTAACAAACTTGCCAATCTATACGCAGACTTTTTTGGTATGTTTACCGGATCATACCAGGAAGCCATGTTGTCAGATTTTTACATTGATGAGGATTAATCTTTTCCTCATTCCGCCCATATAGTACAACCAGGCAGTACAATCCAACACACACCATCATACAGTCACGCACAACGCAGTAAACCCCTCAAACTGCGTTAAAAAGAAATCCGCAGCTTAACCCCTGAGTTGCGGTAGCCTCTCCCTTAGTGTGTGGATAAATAGCGGTTCAATTCCGCTTGTGGGCTTTGATTTCCATAAGGGAAATCACAATTTTTTATTGACAAGAATATACTTTTAAGTTATAATCGGCTCAAAAGAAAGGAGAATAAAAGATTTGTTTGAGGTTATTTTTTACAGAGACAAGAAAGGCAAAGAGCCGGTAAGAGACTACATCCTCTCATTATTTGAGAAGGATACAAAAGACAATAGAATAAAGCGTGAGAAAATTTTGGACTACATTGACGAGCTTGAAGAGAAAGGAACGAGAGCAGGAATTCCTTTTGTAAAACATCTCGAAGGTAAAATCTGGGAGTTGCGACCACTAAGGGATAGAATTTTATTCTTTGCATACATTGATAATAAAATCGTTCTATTATCTCATTTTCAAAAGAAAACACAAAAAACGCCAAAAAGGGAAATTAAAAAGGCAGAAAAACTTATGAATGACTATATAGAAAGAGGTGAAGATGATGAGTAAAAAGAAAATCAGTCCCAGGGGTACATCCTGGGACGAATTTAGAGATCAGATGTACACTCCAGAAGAGATTGCAGAAAGTAAAGTTCGGAGAGCGATCATAAATGAAATTGTTCAGGCAAGGGAAGAGGAGGGTATTACTCAAAAACAGCTTGAAATTATGAGCGGAATTAAACAACCAATTATTTCTCGGATGGAGAAGGGAACCACAGATCCACAGTTGTCTACAGTATTAAAAGTACTTAATTCTTTAGGGAAAACCTTAGAAGTAGTATCAATGAAACCTGTGAAATAATAATAAAACCTCAACAAAGCGAATATTCTCAAAATGAAGTAAGGGAGAGAATAAAATAAGTGAAAGTTCGGTATTAGTTTTATCAACACACAAGAGTCTATCATTAGATAGGCTCTTTTTTAATGCCCAAAAATAATTCCAAGAAGGGAGATTGTGTTTATTATGTCTGCTCCAAAAACAACCACAAAATAAAATTTCATTTTTCAGAAGGGAGACCACAACAATGAAAAAACTTCTCGTAGCTACAACACTCGCAGCATTAACAATTACCACACCAACAACAGTTTCTGCAAAACCAAACAATGTCCGGTATAGTACCGGAATTGTGACCGGTGCAAAATCTATTACAACACAGGACGGTAATGTCTGGCGTACAAAGCGAAAACTCCATCTTCACAAGGGAACTAACGTCCAGGTTAAATTTGACACTAAGGGAACTAAGCGAAAAAAGGATGATTCAATTATTAAAGTTTCAAATGTGCAAAAGAAGCAAGTGAAACCAGAAATTTCCATTCCGGTATCTGATATTGCTCTGGTGTATACGGATTCCCTGGGCTACACCACATTACAGCTGAAAGATTACGGCTGTGTGGCTGACGATCCAAACAACATTAGTTATGAAACTGTCAAACAAATAGTCAACTCTTATTACGTCTCTGTAAGGGAAGCTACAGATTCCGTGACGGTAACAGAGCCAAACGGAAATAGCTGGACGGTAAGAAAGTGAGGTGTTTACAATGTCAGAATCAGTTAAAAACTATAAAAAAGAGGCAATTAGTATTGCAAGGGATTTTCATTACTCAACTAGTATCCTTGCACGTCTTAACAACGCCACAACGGAAAGCGAAATCTGCCGTTTGATGATCGAAGGCAGACATTCAAAACGGTATTATTAAAAACACCTATATAATAAGGAAGCTTTTCATTCCATCTACGGTTCGTAGGTGGATTTTTTAATATAAAAAGTTTCCGATTTTGGAAGAGAAACACAAGGAGGTGTAAAGCAAATGGTTAGAACATGTGCATTAGTTGAGCGAAAATATGATAAAACTAAAGCTGTCGTAATTTTTGATCGCTGCGAGGATGGTTTTCCACTAAGCATAATGATGTTTGAGTTTGCAAGAGAAAACTATCCGTATAAGTACCCTTCGCCGTTTGGGGATATTAAAAATATCTCATGTGATACGGCAAGAAATGAGAAGGAAATGAAAGAGAAAGGATGGGTGAAACTTACAGATGAAACGCAAATATTATAACTGCGAACTTAAAGAGCTGGATGCTCAGAAACTCAAGGCAAAACTGAAAGAAGAGGGAATTGAATTTGAGTCATCTGGTGTTGGCTGGCATTATACACATTTTGAAATTCTGTGCAATGACGCAGAAGTGGGAATCATTGATAACTTTTTAATGGAACTGTAATGGAGGTATAAGGCAAATGGTAGAGGTATTAGCAACAATCAATACTACTGAAAAATCAGTAGGAAGAGTATGCAACTATTTGACAAACAGAAGAGTGAAACACAGAGTAGTTTCATCTGGCAATAACATGCAGATCAAACTACTCACCACTCGAAGCGAAATATCAGCAATAAATAGATTCTTAGAAAAAGAGGTGAATTGAAATGGGAGTAGCAGCAGAAGCTTTAAACTATGATTATGATGTTATTGATACACCAACCGAAACACCGACAACAGACAAGATTGTTCGGTGCTTTACAGATAGCGAGCTTAATGATGAGCTTGCTAATCTGTTAAAAGATTCTTTATCTGGAGTACGCAAGGCAAACTTAGAAGATCACGGTTTAGAAATCCGTAAAAGAAACCGTGAGTTAATCATCAGAGAGAAGAAGAAACAGAAACTTCTTTCTATAGTTGAATTGTCTATGATGATCTTTGTGTTATTACTGGTTCCGGTTTTAGGAACTGTGATTGTAAGGGAAACTGTATATTTATGGTTGTATATTATCACAGGACCAGTCGCAGCTTATTTAGCGAACCAGTTAAGAAAAATGTAGGAGGAGGTATAAAAATGTATAAGAGAAAAACTGTAGATTGTTACGCTATTGAGGGTTTTACGAAGGGTATGGCTGGGACATTGAATGTAATTGTGAAGATTATAAGGATGCAAAGGTACAGTTAAAAACATATAGAGAAAACGTTAATTATCCAGTTCGGATTAAAAAATGGAGAGAGAAAATTAAGGAGGCATAAGGCAAATGGAACTGAAAAAGTATATTACCTACGAGGAACCATTGGAAGGAAAAAGTTTTACAATCAACCAGCTTCATGAGGTTTACAGAGATCTTGTAGACAAAGAAGAGTATCAAGATTTTGACTGTTGGTTTACCGATATGTTGAAATCTGGCGTGTTTAAGGAGGTGTAACAATGGGCAAGAAAACAACTAAATCATGGGATAAGAAACAGGAGCGAAGGCTCCGGTCTTATCTCAAGGCAAACGGTTATTTGTATATCTGCTCAAAAGGCAGCCATGACAAATACCGGTCAACAATTACAGGAAACAACGTAGAGGTAAACAATCATATTAATAAGATGGTTTGGAAACGAACCATTGAAGAGGTCGCAGATGATCTCAAATCAAAAGGCTACAATTACGTTCCTTATGAGCGTGTTCGGTAGTCTTTTTTTTATTGGGAAAATTTTGAAAATTGAATAATGGATGCCATAAGGCAAATTGAAAATACATTGATGAATAAAGGAGAATAAGATTATGACAACAGTTAATATGAAAGATTATGTAAATGGAAACGTAAATGAAAATAAGGCAGTACAGGAAGTTATTGGAAAGATTAGTAAGGCAGAAACTAAAGTTAGTGCAAATGTTATAAATACAGTTGTTCCGATTCTTGGAAACAAAGAAAGAACATTAGAACAAAGAGCTGAGGATATTGGAGAGCTTAAGGGAATTCTTGCATCTTCCATTGCATCAGGTTTATCAAAGGTTATACTTAAAATTCCTGTAAGATTACTTGCAATGGACACAGCATATCAGATTCCAGAACGAACAGAAAGAAGTTTAGGAAAACTGTTAAAAGAATGGGACTATGATTCATGTGATCCATTACTTGGTGTACCACATTTTGAAGATGGATACATAGCAGTTGTTGATGGAACTGGTAGAGTTCGTGCATCTAATATTATTGATAGTGACAAATATAAAAAACTTGATGTTACTGTACTTTTAAAAGCTCCAAGTGACCCAAAGGAAAGACAGAAATTTGAAGCTAAAAAATACGAATATCAGAATTCTGGAACAGAGCCATTAAAAGACTATCAGAAGCATGGTGCAAGATTAATTAGAGAAGATCGCCCTACTATGCTTCTTGAAGAATTAAAGCACCAGTATGATTTTGATTGGGTTTTAAAGAAAGGTCAAAGAGAAGGTGGAATTCTTGGTTCATATCCATACACAAGAGAACTGTGTGAGAAATATGGAAGAAGTTGTATGGAATATATTCTTGATATTTGTAAGAAGTCAGGCTTTAATCGTCTTTCAAATGGATATTCAAGATGTGTATTTAAAGCGTTAAGGGATATGTGGAGATATTATGCAAGTGATAGAAATAAGACTGAACAGTTTCTATCAGAATACTTACACGGAAAGACACCTGCACTCATTAAGGCAAGATCAAAGGTCGCATACGAGTATCTTGACGCTGATGCAGCATTTAGTTTTTACATAGAAGATGCAATTGTTGAAAATCTGCATTTACAGCAGACTAGAAAACTTTCAGATGATGAACAGAAACTTGAAGTTATTCGTAAATTTGCATAAGGGAAATTAAATATTCTCTTGACAATAGATAATATATAATGTAGTTTTGATATTAAAAGAAGTAAAACAAATTAAAAAAGGAGGTAGTAGGAATGGCAATAGATATGGCAGAACTTACAGGGTTATTGCCTAATTCTGTAATGAAAAATATTATTGATTTTGCAGATATTGAATTAAAAGATGGTCGTATATCAACAAGAATAACAGTAGGACACATTCTCACTGATGAAGAGAAGTCAAAAATGAAGAGTGAAAGAATTATTGGAATTGATTGTACCACACATCACAAATATGCGCCAGAGATTAAATATTCATATTTTTATGTAGTATAAAATTCCAGGGTATAAAGAGTCATCATAACAGATGGCTCTTTTTTAATACAAGAATTTCAAATATTTAGAAGTAATGAGGGTAGCAAGCGAAATTAACTTGCTGCCCTCAAATTATATAAGCAAAAAAGGAGATTAAAATTATGGCATCAACAATTGAAGCAACACCACAGATTTATAAAAATGTTCGGTCTTACTTTTCAGCTGGACATGGAGTTGAAAATTATAATCTTGTATCAGTTCGACAAAAATTAACTGAAACCTATATTTATAGGGTAATGGCACAGCACAAGATAACTGGAGAATATGCAGTGTGGACCTGCTGGAACGAAACCACACAGTCACTAAACTTTGGACATTACGATCTTACAAAAGAAACTGCGATTGACATTTTATTTTGTAAAGGAGAGTGGGATTTTTGATCAACAATATGAGAATGCAAGAGATTGCAGAGGTACTTGCAAGTAGAATTGCAGAGCATGATCAAGATTTTGCGAGAGAAGTTCTTATTGATGAGCTTGATATGGAAGATGAAGAGCTGGATTATTTCGGAATCTCTAAGGCAGATTTAGGAATTGAAGAAGATGATGATGATCTGTAAAGAGCAGATAAAATGAAACTTTTAAGGGAGGAAAACAAAATGAAGAAATTTGAACTTACAACAGAAACTAAAATTAATATTTTTGGTAAAAAACTTTTTAGAATTAAAGCGCTTATTTCTTTTGGACTTATATCTGCTGGAGATATAGGAGGATGGATAGAAAATGAAGAAAATCTAAGTCAGTTTGGCAACGCATGGGTATTTGGCAACGCAGAGGTATCTGGTGATGCATTGGTATCTGGTGATGCATGTGTACGTGATAATGCATGTGTATTTGGTGATGCATGGGTATCTGGTGATGCATTGGTATCTGGTGATGCATTGGTATCTGGTGATGCATGTGTACGTGGCAACACAGAGATATCTGGTGATGCATGGGTATCTGGTAATGCAGATTACACTACTATTCACGGTTTTGGTACACGCTTCCGTACAACAACATTTTTTAGGTGTAAGGATAAAGAAATCAAAGTTATATGCGGATGCTTTTTCGGAACAATTTCAGAATTTAGAGATCAAGTAAAAAGAACAAGAAAAGGTAAAGTTGCAGAAGAATATCTGATGATTGCAGATCTTATGGAAAAGCATTTTAAAGAAGAATAATGGAGGCAAGAAGAGATGAAAAAAGACAAACCAAGATGGAAAGATCTTCCGTTCTATGAACGATTTGCTAGGACTTGTAAGCGAAATGGTTCTGCGGATTGGATGGTAGAACATATTAGAGAACGTGGTAAACAAAAAGAAAATGAACCAAGAGAAACGGAGGATAAATAATATGAGTATTGAAAAATTAATTGAGTTACTTCCAACCAGTGTCAAGTGTGACACTGTAGATTTTAAAGATGTTCGGTTAAAGGATGGTCGCAGCGCCATCCGTGTTACTATTGACAGACTTCTTACCCAGGAAGAGAAAGATAAAATGACCAGTAAGAGATTTGTTGGTCTTGACTGCGTAGGTTTTTACAAATATGCACCGGAAATCAAAAAATCATATTTCTATGTGGTTTAGTGAGGTAAGGAAAATGAGAGAATATAATGTAGATATTAAAATATTTAAAAAGAAATTTGATGAAGAATATGAATTTCTGTATAAAAACCGAGATCAAGTCGCAGGTTTTAATGAAGCGGTAGAAGCAGGAGATAAATTTTTAAATGAACATGGAGATTTTGTTGGAGAATTTGCAAACTACAGAGGTGATTTTATTACAAGTGACAGAGAGGTTGCGGCATTTATGTTTGCACTTGATAGTTTAACGGAGGAACAAGGAAATGAGGAAAAATCAGATCTGTTATTTTGTTGAAAATGATAGGGTTATTTTTGGTGCATACAGCTATAAAAGCACATGTACACATGTTGTAAAAAGGCTCAGAACACCAGAAGTTCGGTTGATTAATGGAATTCCGTTTAATGAATTTGAATCAGAAATTGAGTTCAAAAAGTTACCTAAAGACTGGACCTATAACACAAGACTTTGGGAAGAATCTATTGACCAAGGGAAATATGAAAAATATGTTGCAGAATTTGGAACTGTCAATATAAAAGATACAAAAAGAATACAGGAGTTGTTTGACAATGGTTTATTAGTGATTGCTCCAATAGTTGATAAATTTATTGAAGCAGAAATTGACCATGGTTTTTATAGAATAGTCAAAAAAGCACATGGTTATCCACTTGGATATGGTGAACATAATGATTATTATCCTGATGATGTGTTTGATACATATGAGGAATGTGAAAAACATTTAAAGATTCAAAGAGAAAACAGATACAAAAATCATATCTACTGTAGACTTTTAGATGCATATGAAAACATTGATTGGGCTTTAGAAAAATATGAAGCGGATCATGGTGGAAGAGAAATTGAAATTATAAGGCAAAAGCTTTTATCCATTCCAAGGATTTGGGAATACATGTTCAGATACTATAAAGGTCAGATTCTTAAAAGAAAGCGTGAAGAGAAAAACGAAGAATGGGAAGTAATTGCATGAGTAAAGAAGATCTAATCCAGTTGATGGATTTATTAACTGAATATAGCGAAACATACTGTGAACCAGAGGTCAAGCAGTATTCAGATATTAAAGATAAAAGTGAATTTGCTGTGATGCTTATGGCATCAAAACATAAAAGGGTGATTAAGCAGATTAAGGAAGTTATCTGTTTAACCTTTTAAAACTTGTAGTATGTAATGGATATAATACAGATCATATTCACAATGTAAAATTATATATCTATAGGATGGCTTTAGAAATGAGTAGAGTAGAAAAATATGTATGTGATTGTTGTGGAAGAGAAATTCCAATAATCAAACAGAAAGATATTCTTGGAATTGAAAGAAAATATCTACAAAGTGGAGAATTGAAATCTTTAAATGCAATAGGAAGTATATTGCCACGTTTTAATATTGATCTTTGCAAGGAATGTGCGCATAAGATTGATATGGAAATAATGCAATGGAAATTAGATATATTGAGCAAATAAACAGAGGAAAAATAATCATGAAAAAAATAATAAACGGAAAAATGTATAATACAGAAACTGCAAGATGTATGGGAAGTTGGTACAACAATTTTACACCAGATGATTTATGGCTCACTGACGAGCACCTGTATCAAAAGAAAA